CTATGGACTTATGAATAATAAGAATGTTGAATATTTTAAAATTAAAAGGTAATTAAAAGGAGACAACCTAATGGCATTTCAAGTATCACCAGGTGTTCTCGTACAGGAAAAAGACTTAACTAGAATTATTCCTGCCGTTTCAACTTCTATAGGCGCTATTGCTATCAAAGCAATTAAAGGTCCATTAGATGAAGTGGTAAGTATTTCTAGCGAGCAAGAATTAGTATCTATGTTTGGTAAACCCGACACTTCAAACTTTGAAGATTGGTTTACAGCCTCAAACTATTTACAATATTCTAATGCTCTAAGAGTTGTCCGTGTTCAGAACTCAGGAGTAAGCAACGCAACCGAAAGTGGTTCAGCGCTTGTAATAAAAAATACGACAGACTACACAAATAACTATGCAGACGGTTCAGGCTCAGTTGGCCTTTGGGCAGCTAGAAGTGCAGGAGTATGGGGAAATTCAATAGAAATTTCTACATGTCCTTCAGCGACAGCTTACGAAGAAGCAACTAAGACTACTGTTAACGACTCAGCTACGGCTATTGGAGACACAGTTGTTACTGTAACTTCAGCAGTTGGTATAGTTGCAGGCGACATAGTAAATTTTGGAGACAACTACGAATACAGAGTAATATCTATCTCAACTAACGATTTAAATATTGTTAGAAAAGATGAGCCAGCATACTTCGGTGTGGCTGACTCTTCAGGCCTACACCAAATTATCACAGACGGTGCAGCTGTAAGACGAAGATGGCAACATTACGACCTATTCAACAAAGCACCAGGAACATCACCATTCGTTGCAACATTAAGTGGTTCAAATGACGAACTACACATTGCTGTAATTGATAAAGATGGAGCAATTAGCGGAATTAAAGGTACTATCTTAGAAACATACGGAGCAGTTTCAAAAGCTTCTAATGGTAAGACAGCACAAGGTTCTACTAACTACTATCCTGATGTTCTTTACGCACAATCAAACTACATCTACTGGATGGACCACAACGCAGCTGGTTCTACTTGGGGTCAAGCGGCCGCTAACACTGTATTTACAGACGTAACAGCTGTATCAAATGTTAGTTTACAATCTGGTTCAGATGGTTCTGCTTCAACTACAGGTCAAAAGATGATTGCTTACCAAAAGTTTGCAGACTCAGAGACAGTTGACGTAGGTTTAATTATGGCCGGAGCCGGTGACGCAACTCACATTGGTAACTTAATCACAATCGCAGAAAACAGAAAAGACGCAATCGTATTTGCTTCTCCTGAAAGAAGTGATGTTGTTAATGTTGCTGACGCAAACCAACAAAAGAATAACGTGGTAGGATTTTTTAATACTATCCAATCATCTTCTTATGTTTTGTTTGACAGTGGTTACAAATACATGTACGACAGATACGCTGACGTATATAGATATGTACCATTAAACGGTGACATGGCTGGTCTATCAGCAAGAACAGACTTAATCGCAGACGCTTGGTATTCACCAGCAGGCTTTAACAGAGGTATTGTTAGAGGCGCAGTTAAGTTAGCATTTAATCCAACTAAAGCACAAAGAGACGAACTATACAGAGCAAGAATTAATCCTGTTGCAACCTTCCCAGGCCAAGGTACGGTTCTTTTCGGTGACAAAACTGGATTATCAGCACCTTCAGCATTTGACAGAATAAATGTTAGAAGATTGTTCATTGTTTTAGAAAAAGCAATTGCGACTGCTTCTAAATTCCAACTATTTGAATTCAATGATGAATTTACTAGAGCGAACTTTAGAAATATCGTAGAGCCTTTCCTTAGAGAAGTCCAAGGTAGAAGAGGTATTACAGACTTTTTAGTAGTCTGTGATGAAACTAACAACACAGGTGAAGTAATTGATAGAAATGAGTTTATAGCGGAGATTTTCATTAAACCTGCTAGAAGCATTAACTTCATTACTTTACAATTCATAGCAACTCGTACTGGTGTTTCGTTTGACGAAGTAGCAGGCGGTTAAGTTTAGAAAAGGAGAAATAATAACATGGCTAACATAAATGACTTCAAAGCTAAACTTGCAGGCGGTGGCGCAAGAGCCAACCAGTTTAAGGTTACAATGCCTTTTCCAGGTTACGCACAAGTTGGTGGAGAAATAGAAGACCTAGCATTCTTATGTAAGGCAACATCATTACCAGGTATGTCAGTACCTAGTTTTAATGTACCTTTCAGAGGAAGAAGCATTAAGATTGCTGGAGATAGAACGATAGAAGATTGGTCTATTACTGTTATCAATGATACAGATTTCAAACTAAGAAATGCGTTTGAAAGATGGTCAAATGGTATCAATAACATGACAGATAACGAAGGCTTAACTAATCCAGCGGATTATCAAGTTGACGCATTTGTCGACCAGTTAGATAGAAACGGTGCAACGATTAAAAGTTATACACTTAGAGGTGTATTCCCAACAATAATTGCTCCGATTGAATTGAGTTATGACGAAGCTACAGCGATTGAAGAATTTGCTGTGACTATGGCATACCAATACTTTGAATCAAATACGACTACTTAGTAGTAGTATAAATAGATAATGAACAGTAAAGGAATATAGTATGGCAGATTTATTTGGATTTTCTATAACAAGAACTGCTCCCAAGCAGGATCCAAAACAAAGCTTTACAACACCACAAGCGGATGACGGTACATCAACTGTCGCCGCTGGTGGTTATTTTGGTCAGTACCTTGACATGGAAGGCACTGCTAAAAATGAGCAGGATTTAATCAGACGTTATAGAGAAATAGCATTACACCCCGAGTGTGACATGGCAGTAGAGGACATTATCAACGAAGCTATCGTTGCGAATGAACTTAAAGACGCCGTGCAGTTAAACTTAGAAGACTTACCATTTGGTAAAGATGTTCGAAGAAAGATAGAGGAAGAGTTTAAAGAAGTCCTCCGTCTTATGAACTTCAATACTAGAGGGCATGATATTTTCAGACGTTGGTACGTTGATGGTCGTATTTTCTATCATAAAGTAATTGATAGAGAAAGCACACACAAAGGTATCACAGAGTTAAGATACATTGACCCACGTAAGATTAAAAAAATCAGAGAAATTAGGAAGATGAGACCTGACGGTCCTACTCCATATGGTCTATCAGTTGTTGACCAAATGCAAGAGTATTTTATCTTCAACGAAAAAGGTATTACAAATACTACATCTGGTGGAATTAAGATTGCTACAGACGCAATTGCTTTTGTACCATCTGGATTAGTAGACCAAAATAAAAATATGGTCTTGTCTTATTTACATAAGGCAATTAAACCAGTTAATCAATTAAGAATGATTGAAGACGCTGCTGTGATTTACAGAATCGCAAGAGCACCTGAAAGACGTATCTTTAAGATTGACGTAGGTAATTTACCTAAACAAAAGGCAGAACAATACCTAAGAGATGTTATGGCCAAGTATAGAAATAAACTTGTCTATGACGCACAAACAGGTGAAATCAGAGACGACAGAAACTATATGTCTATGTTGGAAGATTTCTGGTTACCAAGTAGAGAAGGTGGTCGTGGTACAGATATTACTACATTACCTGGTGGTCAAAACTTAGGTGAGATTGCAGACATTGAATACTTTAGAAGTAAACTTTATAGAAGTTTGAATGTTCCTGCTAGTAGATTAGAAGCGAACCAAGGTTTTAACATGGGTCGTTCTACTGAGATTACTAGAGATGAACTTAAATTTACAAAGTTTGTTCAAAGGTTAAGAAAGAAATTTACTGAACTCTTTAATGATATTCTACATACACAGTTAGTATTAAAAACTGTTATTGCGGAAGAAGATTGGGCTTTAGTAAAAGACCACTTACAATATGATTTCTTACAAGACGGCCATTTCGCAGAACTTAAAAATGCGGAGATGTTAATGGAACGATTGAGATTGGCTAATGAGATGAGAGATTACGTAGGTAAATATTACTCAGTTGAGTATATTAGAAAGAATGTCCTTAAACAAAACGCAAGAGAAATTGAGGATATTGATAAACAAATTAAACAAGAAGTTGATGATGGAATTATACAAGTGCCATCACAAGATAATGGAGAACTATAATGACAGAAAAAGTAGCAAGTTTTATTGACAGTCTAGGTAAGGGAGCAAATGCAGAAGCTGGTGAAGCTTTTAAAGACGCATTAAGAGACAAGGTTGCCTCTGCTTTAGACCAACAAAGAATAGACGTAGCAAAGAATATCTTTACTAATACACCAGGACAAGGTGACCAAGCGACAGCATTTAGTGACGCTAAACCATCTGTACTTAGTCCTGCTGAAAGAACGGATACGATACACGATACACAAGGTAACGAAATTGAGTTTACTGATAACGGTAATACTCAACCAGAACCTACAGCAGACGTACCTGAGGTATCTTCTGAACCGGCAGCCGAGGTTGGTGGCGATGAAAATATCTAATCTCTTTGAGAATAAGAAATTAGTAAATAGTAAAACTTTTGTGGGTTTACCACCTCTACATAAAGAGGCGGTGACCGACTTTTTTAAAGTTGTTGAAAAAGACCAAGGTTTGAGGCACGGTAAGAATATAGTTATGAATGTGGAAGAGGAGATTGATAAAGTTGCAGACTTCCATGAAATTAACACTTCTGTTATCTATGATTACATAGAAGCAGAAACAGAAGAACAATTAGGAGAAAAGTAAAATGGCAACATTTAAAATCTTGGGAGATGTAGTAAATGACCCTAGTGCAAATAATATTGGTTTAGCAACAGCAGTTAGAATAGTTGCAACAGCTGGTACTGTAACAGGTACAGTCAATCTTGCAGACGACACAAAGATTGGTGAATTTTATTTACATGCAGCTGGTGATGAAATTATTATCAGTAAAGACCCAACAGACGAAATTACATCAGCTACTAGTCATGCACATGCAGTATCAGTAGGCGGCTAATATGGTCAGTACAATATTACTTATAGTAACAGTGCAACTTATTATTACTTCTGTAGCGAGTTACATTTAATGACACTATTAGTTGAACAAAAATTAGACGATAGTTTTAAGACTATTGTAGGAGTAAAAGGTTTTAAGAATGAAGTATCTCAAAAAGTTGTAGATACTCCTAAGTTATTAAATGCAACTAGTGAGAGTGTAATCGCAGTAGCAAATTTATATTATGATATTATTGGAAGTGGTGAAGTTAAAGTTTATATTGATGAAGAGAATGTTATAAGTTTAAATGGTGTAGGGAATTTTGGTCTTAAACCAGATGAACTAGATTTAAAAAAGAGCACAGTGGGCGGTAACAATGATGTATTCATTACAAGTGACGTAAACGTAGATGAATTTTCAATTGCCTTAGAGTGTCACAAAGAAACGGGATTTACAAATGGCTGATACAGTAACAACACAAACAATAGCAGATACATCTGGTGTTAAGTACGTAGTTAAACTAACTAACGTTTCAGATGGTACAGGTGAAAACCTAGTAAATAAGGTTGACGCTTCAGAATTAACTTTTATGAGTGAGGACGGTGTTCGTAAGATTGCTAGAATATACTGGTCTATTAACACTACAGATACAAAGAGTGCTGTAGAGTTATATTGGGCAGGCGCAACAAACACGTTAGCAACAATATTAAGTGGACAAGGTGAGTGGGACCTTAGATTAAATGGTAATGGAATACCAAATAACGCAACTACACCAACAGGAGATGTACTGTTATCAACTAAAAATTTCTCTAAAGACGATAATTATACTATTATCGTAGAGTTTAGATAATAGTTTGTATAAATAGTACAGAGAGAGAACATATGAAACTAATTTCAGAAGAAGTACAAGACGCAGAATACATTATCGAAGAGACAGGTAATGGCGCAAAGAAATATTTAATTCGTGGTGTCTTTTTACAGTCCGATATCAAAAATAGAAACGGAAGAATCTATGAAAATGAGATATTAACTAAGGAAGTAAATAGATACAACAAAGAATTTATCAATAAGAAAAGAGCATTTGGCGAATTAGGACATCCTGATGGACCAACTGTGAATTTGGAGAGAGTATCGCATATGATTACGAAACTTACTCCTGATGGTAAAAATTTTATTGGTGAAGCTAAGATAATGTCAACGCCGTATGGTAAGATTGTTAAAGGTCTTATTGACGAGGGCGCCCAGCTGGGTGTTTCTAGTCGTGGTATGGGCAGCTTAGTGACTAAAGGTGGTGCTAATTATGTAGGAAATGATTTCTACTTAGCTACTGCTGCCGACATTGTTGCAGACCCAAGCGCACCAGACGCCTTCGTTGAAGGTATTATGGAACAACGTGAGTGGATTTGGAATGGTGCAGTTATAATTGAGAAGGATATTAATGAGTGGAAGCTTTCTATTCAAAGGGCAAAATCACATGCATTGGCAGAAGCCAAAGCAGATGTGTTCAAGTCCTTTCTTAAAAAGCTTTAATCTTATAAATAACCTTATACTAATAAGAAAATAAACGTTTATTTTAAAAAGAGGAGATTTCTTAATGGCCGATACAGATAAAAATTTAGAGGCGTTAGAAGCAGTTGCTGTGAGTGAGAACTCTATGGCAGACGCTCCGAAAAAGAATGCTGTTGCAGCCGAACCGAATCACTTGTCTAACGAGGCAGAAGATTTAGGCGCAGCCGTGGTAAAACCCACAGACAGCAATCCAGACGCAACTAAGAAAGTAAAGGAAGTTTCTGGTCAAGCACCTCAAAAGTCAGAGGGTGCTCCGGACGCCATGCCAAAGTTAGATGACAAACATCCTTCTAAAGCTATGGAGTCTACAGAGACTAAAGAAGAAGATAAGGAAATTTCAGAAGGTGATATGCCAGACGGACTTAAAAAATATCTTGACAAGAAAGACGGTAAAAAGTCAGACGACAAGGAAGAGTCTAAGAAGGAAGAAAAAGACATTGACGTAAAAGAACACGTTGACGCTTTAATCGCTGGAGAAACAGACTTATCGGAAGAGTTTAAAGATAAGGCAGCTACGATATTTGAAACAGCAATAAAATCTAAAGTTAAAGAGATTGCTGAACATATTGAAGCTGACTATAATAACAAATTTGACAAAGAAATGTCAGAAGCAAAAGACCAGTTGGTAGAAAAAGTAGATTCATATCTAACATACGTTGTAGAACAATGGATGAAAGAAAATGAAATTGCTCTCGAAAGAGGTATCAAAGGGGAAATCGCTGAAGACTTTATTGGTGGACTTAAAAAGTTATTTGAAGACCACTACATTGATGTTCCAGATGAAAAGTATAATGTCTTAGAAGCACAAGCTACTAAGGTTGAAGACTTACAAAAGGCACTAGATGAGCAAATTGCCAAGAACGTAGAACTAAACACAGGCGCTAAAGAATTGATGAGAAAAGAAATCGTTTCTGAAGCTGCAAGTGACTTAGCAGATACTAGTAAAGAAAAATTTGTGAAACTTGTTGAAGAAATTGAGTATTCATCAAACGAAGACTTTAAGAAAAAGGTTGAGACAGTTAAAACGTCTTACTTTGGAAAGAGTATAGTTAGTGAAGATTTAGATGATGTGGCGGCTACAGACGGTTCTGGTTCTTTGAACGAGGATTTGTCTTCTAGCATGGCTGCTTACACCGCCGCTATAAGCAAAACAAAAGATATGAAAATATCTACTAAGTAACATATAGGGAGAAAACAAACATGTACTTATCCGAAACACATGAAAAGAAATGGCAGCCAGTCCTAGAACATCCTGATTTACCAAAAATCACGGACAACTATAGACGTGCCGTAACATCTGTAATCTTGGAAAACCAAGAACGAGCTTCAAGAGAAGACAGTGCTTTTCTTAACGAAGCAGCTCCAACTAACTCAACAGGTTCATCTGTTGCGAATTGGGATCCAATCCTAATTTCTTTAGTTAGAAGAGCAATGCCTAACCTTATCGCATACGATATCGCTGGCGTACAACCAATGACTGGTCCTACTGGACTGATTTTTGCTATGAGAAGCAGATACACTTCACAAACTGGCAACGAAGCTATGTTTGACGAAGCTGATACTGACTACTCAGGTAGAAATGCTGCTGGTTCAGCTGTAGATGGTTATTCTACAACTGCTCAAGGTGGAACAAATCCTGGTGTATTAAATGACTCACCATCTGCTGGTGCCTTTACTAAAGGTACTGCAATGTCTACAGCTGCGGCTGAAGCATTGGGTGATGATTCAGGTAATGCGTTTGCTGAAATGGCATTTTCAATCGAGAAATCGACTGTTACTGCTAAATCAAGAGCGCTAAAAGCTGAATACACAATGGAACTTGCTCAAGACCTTAAAGCAATCCACGGTTTAGACGCTGAGACAGAACTTGCAAATATCTTATCTGCTGAAATCCTTGCGGAAATCAACAGAGAAGTTGTAAGAACTATCTATATCAATGCTGAAAAAGGTGCAGCTACAAACACAACTACTGCTGGTATCTTCGATTTAGATACTGACTCAAACGGTAGATGGTCAGTTGAAAGATTCAAAGGCCTTATGTTCCAACTGGAACGTGACGCAAACAGAATCGCTCAAAGAACAAGAAGAGGAAAAGGTAATATGATTATCTGTTCTTCTGATGTTGCTTCAGCACTTCAAATGGCTGGTGTTTTAGATTACACACCTGCATTAAATAACAACCTAAACGTTGATGACACTGGTAATACTTTTGCCGGCGTTCTTAACGGTAGATTCAAAGTGTACATTGACCCGTACAGTGCGAACTCATCAGCTTCACAATATTATGTTGTGGGTTATAAAGGTACTTCACCTTATGACGCTGGTATGTTCTACTGTCCATATGTGCCTCTACAAATGGTTAGAGCAGTTGGTCAGGACACGTTCCAACCGAAAATTGGTTTCAAAACTAGATATGGTCTAGTAGCGAACCCATTTGCTGAAACAGGCGCTCAGTCTGGTGCAGCTACTCCGGTTAATGACGCTGGTTCTGCTAACGCTAACAGATATTACCAAAGAGTTAAAATCGCTAACTTGATGTAATACCTGTCACAGTACAGAAATAAATTAGGGCGGCCTTTGTGTCGCCCTTTTTTTTGTTTAAACTAAAAGAGGAGGACTTATTATGAATCCTAATAGCCATTGGTTTACAGCATTCTTAATACTAGCACTATGTTTCATGTCAATTTTTATGAAACCAGATTACAAAAACACTCACACTTTGGAACCAGCGACCACCAAAGTGGATAAATAATAGTATGACAACCACAAACGCATTAGCAAGACAACCAACTAAGTTAGACTACAGTAGTCCTACTCAGTTTAGGTTTCAGATATATAAAATACCTAAGACAGAGTATTTTTGTACAGCAGTCAATTTACCTGGAGTTTCACTTGGTGTAATAAAACAAACAACACCATTGTCTGATATACCACAACCAGGAGAGAAGTTAACTTATGGTACTTTACGTATGTCATTCATGGTAGATGAAAACTTAGAGAACTATAGAGAGATACATGGTTGGTTAACAGGCCTTGCTTTTCCAGAAGACCATAAAGAGTTTGCAAACTTAGTACAAAGTGGAAATGACCGCTTTCCTACGTCTTCCGGCGTTGCTCCTAAGACAGACGGTGGTAAGGTCAAGTATGGTGCAACACCTACAGGCGCTGTTATGTCAGACGCAACTTTAAATATACTATCAAGTAAGAATAATGGTATTGTAGAGGTTAGATTTTCGGATGTATTCCCTACAACATTAAGTGGACTAGAGTTTAATCAACAAGCAACAGACGTTCAATACCTATCGGCCACTGTAGATTTTGAATATAAACGATATGAGTTTGCCTCTAAAGGCGAAAGTAAAACAAGCGTTACTACCTCTTAGAAGCTTTACTTCCAAAGGGTTTTGTGTTATAATGCTTATTAAATTATGGAGATATTATGGATTTAGAAAAACTACAAGAACTTGCTGATACCAAGTTAAAAATCAACAACACAGAACTTGACCTAGAGTCAATCAAAACACCACAGTTACATAACGAGTTTATGAAACACTTAACAAAGTATAAACTTATGTTGAGTAGAGCTGAAGGTGAACTATGGAATGTTAAGAAAGTTTTATGGGAATATTATACAGGTAAGGCTGACGCCTCAGTATATCAACAAAGACCATTCTCTATAAAGTTACTTAGAACAGACGTAGACCAATACATCTATTCAGACGAAGCCTACATTAAGGCAAAACAGAAAGTGGATTATCTATCAACTACTGTTGACTACTTAGATAAAACAATCAGACAAATTTCAAACAGAACCTTTACCATCAAAAATGCAGTTGAGTGGCAAAGATTTACTTCTGGCGCTATCTAGTATGGAGGTAAAGGAGTACATAAAGGCATATCCAAATGCTATCAGTCATACATTGGCTGACGAAGTAATACAACATTACCATACTAATGGTGAATGGAATCAATCATCATTCTCTACCAACGAAGGAATATCTCCTCGTTCAAAAGAGAGAGTTGATATGAAAGAGTATTGGATTAATAAACAAGATAAGTTTTATAACGAATTAAAAAAAGGCTTTAGAGGTATGG